GATTTACGCAATGTGGGCATCGGCCACCATAATCCGCTGGAGACGGAGGCGGAGACGCGCGATTTACTGGTCGAGCAAGTGCTTACCAAGTTGTTCACACCGAGCAACGTGCAGAAGGCTATGACGTCTTTTGTGTCCATTCGTGCCACCGCTTTGCCCAAGAAGATGAGTGCAAACGCGAAAGAGCAAGCGGAGCGCGATGCAATGAACGCCATTGTACAGGGCAAGGCCGTTGGGTTTAGTACTGTGGTAAAGGCCTTTGTAAAGTCCGAGGTGACAGGAAAGAATAAGCCCAGGCCGATTGCGAATCACGGCGAGGTGCGCCTATTTGCGTTGGCCAAAGTGGCGTACATCTTCGAGCACGTGATGTTCGACAAATTGCAGAAGTCTTCTATCAAGGAGCGGCCAAAAGCCGAGGCCATCGGCGAGATTCTGTGGAACATGCACAAGATGAGGGAGGGAGCGTTCGTCGAAAACGATCTCACCGCCTTCGAGTTTGGGATCTCTGAGCCGCTAAAGCAGATCGAACAGAAGGTACTGCGGCACATCGGCGGCATGATTGGGCTGGAAGACGTGGGACAGGTTTTGTTCGACCGAGTCGTGGATGACCGCGACAAGTGCGTCACGTGGCAGATGAAGCACCGTGACGCGACTGGTCAAACGCAAACCTCGAAGATCAAGCTGGGGCAAACCATGCGAGAGAGCGGCGACAGGATCACAAGCTCGGGGAACTTCTTCCAAAACCTGATCGCTTGGTTCTCGTACTTGGTGGACCCAGATCACGTGTGCGACGCGTTCGAATCATTACTGGCGTTTCGCGGCGCCCGCATGTTCTACGTATCGCCACGCGACAAAAGGATCGCGAATGTCCGCGGCTTCGAGAAAAGGAAGAAGTATCTGTGTTGCCTCGCCTTCGAGGGAGATGACACGCTGGGTCGGTTCGAGGAAACCCTGTGGCCTATCAATGGCGACCCCTGCAAAGTAGGAGCGTTTTTCGACAGGTGGGGGTGGCGTGCAAAGTTGGTATGGAAGCCACTCAAAGGTGACACGTACGTTCGGTTCGTGGGCTATGAAGCCCTGATCCATGACAGCCAAGTGGTTTACGAAAACGGCATGCCCGTCATGACTCCTGAGACAAATAGGTTTTTGAAGACCAAGGCATGGTCGGCGTCGTGTGTGACGCCACAGGAGCTCAAGACTTGCATTCGCATTTTCGCGGCAACCCTTGCGCAGGGTTACGTACACGTGGAACCAATGCACGCCTTCTTGAAGGCGATGTACGACGACAACTCCGGAGGCGTGGATGTTGACGCCTCCAAGGTCAGGGAATATATTCTTGCAACAACGGGCAGGCTGCCTGAGCACGGCCAGATCGTGGCCGCAAATGTGCCATTCCCTCACTTCGAAGGCGGTTGCGCGTACAATTGGAAGAGGCTGCTGCGAGTAGCAGCCGGCGAGTTCCAAGAGCGTGAATGGGCACTGATGTGCCATATCGGCGACATACAGCAACACGGCGCCGATCTTGCCACCTCTGTTCCCGCCGCTTGGCGGGCGTAGCACACTTGAATTCATCATGTTAGTTTCACCCCGCCATAGGCGGGATCACACGTGAGCATTTTGCGGGCGCATTTTGCGCAATTACCCGGTGGAGTTTGACACAGGCCCCGGGGTCGTACACTAACTGTTGGGACGTCCGCGCGACCAGCAGGGATGACGGA